ACGTGTGTAATCGAAGGATAAAAATTTCCATTACGTCTGTAATACCTTGAATCAGGTAAAGTAATTTGTTTGTGATCGGCCGAAATTTCTAAAATTCTTTTGTATGATTTTTTTATCATAAGGCTAGTTTACGTTCCATTAGATTATAATAGGTTAATGGAACTGTGTTTTGAATTAACTTTGTGAAATTTTTAAAACCCATTTCACTTGGGTCTTTATCTTGTAAATCAACAAGATAGACTTCCTTACCTTCTGCAAGTAACATTTCACAAAAACGTAAAGCTTGTTTCATCGCATCCCTATCTAATGCAATATAAATTTTATCTACTAATGAAGTAACTACTTTCTTCATTAAACTACTTTGTATGTTTTTACCTAATAAAGGTATTACATTTCTTTTTATAGCCATAGCGTCAAATAAACCTTCACATAATATAATTGGGATATTCCAATTTACTAAATGTTCATTAGGTATTATATCTCTAGATGCTGATGGATTTTTATATTTAATATATGGATTTTTTTCAAATGAACGAGCAGTAAAATAATTTACTTTTCCATTCGCATCATAAGTTGGAATTATAATCATATTTTTATAATCTCCTTCTTTACAATATCCTATGTTATACTTGAGTATATCGTGTTTACTTACATGTCTATTTTTTAAATACACTAGCGCGTGTCGAGCCATTAGATCGCTAGAATCAACGTTGTTCAGCGCAATAAACTCAGATGGTAATACAACACTAGACACAACTTTAGTTTCACTAATTGATTTAGATGTTTTAACTAAAGATGATAATTCTTGCAATTTTTCAGATGGAGTATTTATTTGTTTAAATAAACTATAAATTGAAGTACCTCTAATATCACAAGCCCAGCAATGCCAAGGATTTTTACCTTCACGATTTTCAGTTAAATTAACCTCAAGTTTGGGTTTAGCGTGATGACAAAAGGGGCAATGGTAAGCATAGTTGTTTCGAGCAGTAGTTTTACCAGAGCCCAAAACAGAATTAACAAGTGTTACTACTAATTGATTTACCATATTGGTAATATACAAAACTAATTGTTAATATCCAACAAGTCTTTAGAATAAAATTTTCCTAATATATTGTCGTTAATATAATTATTTCCAGGTTCTACAACTCCATATTGAAATAGGTATTTACACTCAAAATAAGTTAATTCTTTTTTATTTTTACATAGCAATAGTACTGAACGAACTATTCTATCTTTAGGGTGGGTTTTAAGTAGATCTTTTACTTCTTGAGCTGAACCATAATATGTTTTCCAATCAGATTCTTTAACTACTTTCTTTTTAGTTGGAGTTCTACCTCGGGTTGTGGGTAAATTTGCTAATTCTTTTTTACCTAATTTAACATTTGTAGTATGAAAAAAATTCTTTTTACCAATATATTTTCTATCTAAATCTAAAAATGAAGTCATATAAATATAACCTTCATAATCATTAATATTAAAGTTAGGATCGTTTATTAAATCTTCAACTATAACATTGGGTGTAATGTGTACCATAATTTTTAATTAGGATTTAATGAAGGTAAACCAAAATTATCTAAATTTGATTTAATAATCTTCATATGTTCAGGAAGGATACCAGGCATACCACTTAATTGTTGCCATAATTCTTCAGATTCTTTTATTTGACCTATATACCAAGCAGTAAATGCCTTTTGGAATAATAACATATAATCTCCAGAATAACCTACATCATAGGGTAATGGAGTATTATTTATGAATTCTAAACCTAAACAAGCATACATATAAGATGCTTTCCATTCTTTTCTATCACTATGCCACATACTTAAATGTAAATATGCTTCTGGTCTTTTAGGTTGGAATGATATTGCAGTTTGTAATTGTTCTTTTTCAAAAAAAGGTCTCCGTGTAGTTTTATTTATTTGCTTCCAGGTTTTTAAAATACAACAATAAGCTAATTCAGGATCACTTTCATATATTAACTCAGCTGCTCTTAAAAAATAAGATAAAGCAGCCGCTCCTTGTCCTATTTTTTCATATTCTTCTCCTAAAGAAGCATTAATATAAGGATCAGTTGGGTTTTGGATATAAGCGTGTAAATATTCTTTTAATCTTCCCATTCTAAAGAGTCTAATAAATTTATAGGCATTTTTAAAGCATAGGCTGCATTATCTTGATAACCATAAGTTATAATAAAATTATCATCTTTAATAGCTAAACCAGTATTAAATTCGATTTGAGCAGTCATAAATTTAAAGGGTTTGGATAAACGTACAAGGTTCCAATCTTCATCCCATATCATAAATCTATGATAATAATGAGCATCTTTCTTTTCACCTGGATGGTGGAAGAAATTACATTCGTGGGTAATACAAATTCTACCTTTATTGAATGGTATTACTTGTGAACTACCTCTTAATCCTAGAGGTAAAGATAAATTGTAATTTTTTGATATAACAACTTCACTTGATAAAGTTTCAGGTATTACTTTTACTACTTCTAAAGGATCAGCCCATCTAACAAAGTGATAGGGCATATCTAAAATAGGCATCCAATTTTTTTCTAAATAAGTATGACCACTAGGAGGTTCAATTCTATCTCTAGTTACCTCAGTACAAGAATTTTCATTCCAATCCACTTCACATAATTCCATTCTACCTTCTCCATCGGGTTTTACGTCTCTTCGTACACCACAAACATAAAAGATATCATTCCATCTAAAAATACGAACATCTTCTAAACCATGAAATTCCCAAACTGGAGGGATGTCATGATTTGAGGTATCAATTTTTTGGAATGAATCTACTTCTAGAGTTTCAGGATTTAATTTACATAAATAGTTTCCTGTTTTTAATGAAATATCATCTTCGGGGTTTAAATATGCTAAACACCCCCAAGTACAATGGAATTTCTGGTTAAATTCACTGTGATATAGGGAGTAATGCACGTGTCGAATATTAGCTAAAATATCGCCATTTTTATCGATAAAAACAGAAACATTACATAAACCTGTTCCGTCAGTTAGATGACCAGGTATGATTAGGGGGGCGATTGAACCCCCATTGTCTAAAACTATTTTGGCTAAATTATCAATCATTATCTATAATGTCCTCCTCCTAACCATAATACAAAAGATTTTCTAATACCTTTAGTTACGGGAGTAACTCTATGCATTGTATATGAAGGGAAAATAAATACACATCCTTGATTTCTTTCTGCTTTTTCAAATGGACCTTCCATACTTCCACCTCTGAATAATTCTAAATCCCCACCTTCATATTCACTAGGATGTGATAATTGAACTGTAATTGAGATTTTTCTTTGGGATAATATTCCTGGACCAATATCAGCATGCCAATCGTAATGACCTTTATTTGTTCCTAAGTATTCAGTGTATTGGATTTGTTCAGGAAGACCAAGTAAATCAAAATTCCATAAGGCGTTATTTGATTCTTGAGCATAATTAGCTAATTTTTCATATAACCACCACCATTCTACATTTTGGGGTATCCATTTAATTCTAGATTGTCTTTGTTTTTCAACATTACCTCCTACAATAGTAGCTTTTTGATATTCGAGTTGAGCAACCCCTTTTTCTATTTTATCAAGTTCAGATTTGTCAAATCCATTTTTATAAAAATAATAATTTTGAGAATCTGTTTCTTTTTGATCAAAGGTGTAATTTAATTTCATATAGTTTATAGTTTATTTGGATAATATACAATTAATATTTTAATTATCCAACCTATATGTTAAAAAATATTTTAGTTTTGTATTTCACAAAATTCAAAAAATTCCTTGTCAAAACTTTTCCCCCTCCAATATCTGACTAGGCTACCATCGCTAATATATATTGTTTCTTTCACTGGAGTTTTTAGGTCTTCATCTTCAGTTATTAAAGTAGCTTGTGAAAAGTCTGCATTGTCTATATAAAATGTTCTTGTTTTACCTTTAGAAAAAAAGATACAAGCTTCTTTAAAATCGTTATACGATACAGCTGCTATTAAAAGAGTTGACCCTTTAATTATTCCATCATCTTTTACTAGATCAGCTCGGTCTCTAAATACTATATTTGATGCTAAATTGGTATCTGATACAGCATTATTACGGTCAGCTCCTGTAACTATTATCTTTTTATAAGATAATATTTTATATGGAAGTGTTACCCATTCGTTAGTTCTTGAATCAAATGCAGGATCTGTTAAATTTGGATCTCTTAAGTCATAGTATATTACTGCTTTGTCCGGTGTTGTAAAACGGCTCTGTACTTCAACTTTTGCTTCTGTAGCTGTTCCTCTATCTTGTACTGTAAATGCTTGTATTTTTTGTATCATTTTTTATATGTTTAACATGAACTTAAGAAGTTACCTTCATCTGTTAGTACTGTAGAAGTGGAATTTATTGACCATTGTCTATATACATTAGCATCGAACCAAAAATCATAATACAAATATTCAAACCAGAATTCATTTAGAGAATACATTAATGTATATGATGATCCACCATCATTACTACCATAATATTCCCCATTAGCACGATAAAAAATATCATAATAATCATAAGAACATGGACCTGCAAGCGCCCAACCTGATGCATAACCACTATAAGCATTATAGCTATAAAAATCAGACATAGCATCTGGAGGTAGAAATTCTGCTTGATCACTTAAATAACCAAGTGAACCATTACTTGTTCCTATTTCATTTCTAATGTCATTAATACTTATTTGACCTGATGATGGTAAAGGCATATTATTTTATTTTTAATTAGTTAATTAAATTAAAGTGCCCAAGGTAAATCTGGTTCTTTAATTGATTTTAAATTAATTTGTTTTTGTATTTGGTTATTAACGTGTTCTTCGTAATCTCCTACAACAACATTTTGTATCCATCCTAGAACAATTTCTTCTGTTAACTCTGTATAAGGTACAAAATTC